AGCTAACAGTTTTTTTAATCCACCTGTTTTGACTAATGATCTACGCGAAAAACTCGCACAGGCTGGAGATAAAGAAGTTTATAACATTGCTTTAAACGGAAAGATTTGGTAATTGTAACGCCCCCTTGCGGGGGCTTTATTTAGGATGGACGAAGGCAACTAAAAAACGCTTTGCAGACTTCACCGCATCCCGCGCCGCCGTCTTCATCTTGTCTTATAGTCACGTTAACATTTGTTATTTGAACAGGTTTGCTATTATCGCCAGTTTCTATTTCCTCCGTGTTTTCTTCTTCCTTGTGATTCAAAAAATCTTTTTCTGTAATTTCGTTATCGTCTTTTGGTTTTGTTTTAGATTTTGATTTTTTAGATTTAAAAAAGCGTACACCAGGGTTAAACTTTTTTTTAGGTTTTGGCATAATAGTTACCTCCACAGTGAGCAACACTTTATTATATACTACGATTATGCTATTTGACAAAACGAGAACAAAAAATGCCTATACCTTTTGAATTTGATTTTAAAAAACCCGACTATGTGAAGGTTTTCAATTGGCGACTAGATAAGCTAAACAAAATAAGAGACAACCCCGCTTTGCTTATCGATCTTAAAGAATATTATAAGAACAACCCGGCGCAATTTATAATTGATTGGGGGACAACAAGCGACCCTCGAAACGTAGAAAGAAACTTGCCGGCCTTGGCGCCATTTTTATTATTTCCGAGACAAGAAGAATGGATACACTGGTTTTTAGATTTATGGAAAAATCAAAAACCAGGAATTACAGATAAAAGTCGCGAGATGGGCTTGAGCTGGTTAACTATAGCGTTAGCTTGTACAATGTGTTTATTCCACGATAATTTGGTAGTCGGTTTCGGTAGTCGCAAGGAGGAATATGTTGATAAACTTGGAGACCCAAAAAGTTTGCTGCAAAAAGCGAGACAGTTTATATCTTTGTTGCCTAATGAATTTCGCGGGGATTGGGATATTAAAAAACATGCCCCTCACATGCGAATACAATTCCCAGGAACAAACAGTATTATTTCTGGAGAAGCTGGCGACGGCATTGGACGCGGAGATAGAGCAAGTTTTTATATCGTCGATGAAAGCGCGTGGTTACCGAGACCCGAACTTGTAGAAGCTTCGTTATCGCAAACAACTAATTGCAGGATTGACATAAGCACGCCTCGTGGTATGAATAACCCGTTCGCGCGTCGTAGGCACGGCGGTAAAGTTAGCGTGTTTAGTTTTCATTGGCGCGACGATCCTCGGAAAGATGAAGAATGGTATAATAAAAAATGCCATGATTTAGATGATCCAGTTGTGATAGCTCAAGAGATAGACTTAGACTATAGCGCGAGTTTAGAGGGCGTGTTAATACCTTCTAAATGGGTACAGGCAGCAGTCGACGCCCACAAAAAATTAGGCATAGAAATCACAGGCGAAAAAGTCGCAGCTTTTGACGTAGCAGACGAAGGACGAGATAAAAACGCTTTTTGCGGTAGGCACGGAATACTAGTAGAATACTTAGAACAATGGAGCGGCAAGAATGACGACATATTTAAAAGCGTAGAGAAAGTTTTTACTTTATGCGATGTTTTAGAGTATAATAATTTGTCTTATGATGCCGACGGTTTAGGTGCAGGAGTGAGAGGAGATGCACGAGTCATAAACGCAAGAAGAGCAAAAAACAACGTGCATCAAATTGTTTTTAATGCTTTTCGCGGTTCTGGCGAAGTCGTAGACAAAAACAAAGACCCATTTTTAAAACAGGGACAAGCGAGAGGCCAAGGGAAAGGCCGCACTAATCAAGATTTTTTTGCAAATGCAAAAGCTCAGGCTTGGTGGCACTTGCGGAGAAAATTCCAAAATACTTATAGGGCAGTTGTGGAAAAATTAGAATACGAAAAAGACGAGTTAATAAGTTTATCTAGCACATTGCCGGATTTAACAAAATTAATTACTGAATTATCACAGCCTACTTATAGTCAAAACACAGTGGGAAAAATTATAATAGATAAAACACCAGCGGGCGGATTATCGCCTAACCTTGCTGATAGTGTAATGATGGTATTTTCACCAACTAAAAAAAGAGGTGGTATGTTTTATGCAATTTCTTAAAAAACTTTTTGGTTTAGAAAAAAAGGAAATAAAAGAAGAGCCAAAAAAAGAAAGAAAAGTTTTTTCAACTGATTATGTACCAGATAATCATTTTAAACTTGCAGAACAATTAAGCCAACATTTTAAACCCGTTGCAGAAGATCATCTAGCGGTTTTAGGCACGATGGATTCTAATAATCAAGCCGCACTTAAGCCATATGCTAACTATACCGGCATATCTCAGAGTGTTTTAAGTTGGTATACTTCGCAAGGTTTCATAGGTTATCAAAACGCCGCGCTATTATCTCAACAATGGTTAATAAGCAAAGCGTGTTTAATGCCAGCTCAAGACGCTATGCGCAAAGGCTACGAAATAACGAGCAATGATGGCGAAGAAATAGACGCTGAAATTTTAGATTTTATAAGACAGAAAGACAAAGAATATAAAATAAATAAAAACCTCGTTGAGTTTGTGCAGATGGGCCGAGTGTTTGGAATCAGAATAGCTATGTTTATAGTAGAGTCTGACGACCCAGATTATTATTATAAGCCTTTTAACATAGATGGGGTCGAACCATACAGCTACAAGGGTATTTCACAAATTGATCCATATTGGATAACACCGCAGTTTGACAATGCGGCGGTAGGCGAGCCCGCCAGCATGGGTTTTTATGATCCGACCTGGTGGCAAATACAGGGTAGATTAGTACATAAATCACATTTAATAGTTTACAAGACAGAAGAACTAGCCGACATACTGAAACCTACATATATTTATGGTGGCGTGCCCGTTCCTCAAAAAATCTATGAGCGCGTATATGCCGCAGAGCGTACAGCTAACGAAGCGCCCGCGCTTGCAATGACAAAACGCACAGATGTTTTAAAAACTGATATGTCGCAAGCGTTAAGCAATCAAGCGGCTTTTGAGCAAAGGATGGCTCAATATGTTTTTAATCGCGATAATTACGGCGTTAAAACTATTGACGAAACAGAAGACATGATGCGCCTTGATACTTCTATGAGTGACTTAGATAATGTGATAATGACACAATATCAAATAGTAGCTGCCGCCGCGAATGTCCCTAGTGTTAAACTTTTAGGAACAAGCCCTAAAGGTTTTAATAGTACAGGCAGCTATGAAGAAGCCTCATACCATGAGTTTTTGGAAACATTGCAAGAAACAGCAATGACGCCATTGTTAGATAGACATCATGAGCTATTAATTAAGTCCGAAGTTTTACCCGAGTTTAGTCAATATTTTGAGATTTGCGTTAAATGGAACGAACTAGACGCAATGACAGCCGAAGAGCAAGCGATTGTTAATAAGCACAAAGCAGAAAACGGTGCGATGCTTGTAGCAAGCGGTGCGATCGATGGGATGGACGAACGCAAAAGAATTATAAACGACCCAGAATCAGGGTATAATGGTTTGTTAGATATCGATGATGATGAGCTGCAAGTTATAGAAAGCGAACCCTCAGAGTTAAACAATGAATAAGTTTAAATTATCTGAAAAACGCGAAAAATGGTTAGGCACGCGTGACGTTAACATGAAAGGCACGCGGTTAAACTATAACGCAAGTTTGCAAACTAGATATAAACGCGCGTTAAATAAATTGACTAGAGAAATGTTAAATGATGTTACGCGAAGAGTTCGCAATTTATTTAAAACTAAAGTCTCAAGAGATTTTTTCAAAGCTCAAAAAGAAGCTGAAGCAATGGACGAAAGCATAACATCAAAAGCAACTAAGTTAATGAAAGACTTACAAGATAAATTTTATCAGTTGTTTAACAAGAATGCCGATCCTTTAGCTAAAGCAATGATACAGCAAACAGAAAAAAGCAGCGCTGTTAGTTTAAAAACAAGTTTAAAAAAATTAAGTGGTGGTTTGTCATTAAATACAAGTGTAGTTCCAGCAGGCATGGAAGATGTTAGCAAAGCGCTAGTACAAGAAAATGTAAATTTAATAAAATCAATTCCGGAAGAATATTTAAAAAAAATAGAGGGCGCAGTTATGCGCTCGATCACGAGCGGCAACGGTTTGGCTGACTTAGGCCCAGAGTTAAAAAAATACAGTGGCCAAACTGATCGCCGCGTGTCATTATTAGCACTAGACCAGACACGGAAAGCATACAACTCTATAAACAAGCAAAGGATGCAAGCCGTTGGAGTCAAACAGTTTGAGTGGGTACACTCGGGCGGTTCACGCGAACCGCGCAAGTCCCATATGGAAATAAGCGGTAATATATATGATTTTGATGATTTGCCGCTCAAAGGGCAAGAGGGTTTTATAAACGGCCAGTTTCCAGGACAAGCTATAAATTGTCGGTGTACCATGATACCCGTTATCGAATTTGAAGATGGAGAACGTGTTTAATATGCCTTTGAAATCTGGAAAGAGTCAAAAAGTTTTATCAGAAAACATAAAAGAGCTTATAGAATCTGGCTACCCGCAAAAACAAGCGGCAGCGATAGCTTACAGCCAACAGCGCAAGAGCAAAGACGATAAAAGCCCAGCGTGGCAACGTAAAGCCGGAAAAAACCCCGAAGGCGGATTAAATGAAAAAGGGCGCAAAGCTTACAACAGAGAAACAGGGGGAAATTTAAAACGCCCTGTTTCAGCAAAACAAGCAAAGAACTCACCAAAAGCCGCAGCGCGTAGGAAGTCATTTTGTGCACGAATGAGTGGAGTTAAAGGGCCTATGAAAGACAAAGACGGCGAGCCAACAAGAAAAGCGCTAGCATTAAAAAAATGGGATTGTCCAAGTTCGGATACTACAAGCAACAGAGTTGCAGACGTGAATGGCTGGTTCGAGGTTAAAGGAAATCCCTTAACTAAAGTTGGAGTTTTCCCGTATTCAGGAAGACAAATAGACCCCACAGGTGAAATGGGGCTTGATCCCGAAAAAATATACCAAGTATATAGACCGCAAGAAGAACTAGAAAACGAAGAAACCATAGAATCTTTTAAGTTAATTCCTTGGACTGATGAACACGCGATGTTAGGTGGGGCTAAAGATGGTTTGACGCCCGCCGAAAGAAAAGGCATACATGGCGTGGTCGGCGAGGATGTTTATTTTGAAGACGGATATTTAAAAGGTAATATTAAAGTATTTTCCGAAAAATTAGCAAAACAAATAGAAAGCGGTAAAAAAGATTTATCTATTGGCTATCGTTGTATGTACGAATTAAAACCAGGTATGTATAATAATGATAGCTATGATGTTATACAAAAAGATTTGCGCGGTAATCATCTTGCTTTAGTTGAAGAGGGCCGCGCGGGTCGTGATGTTTCAGTTTTAGATCATTATACATTAACTTTTGATAGCAAGGAGTTCCAGAAAATGGAAAAAGACGAAAAAATGGAGATGAAAGACGAAAAAATGGAAATGGAAAAAGTTGAGAAAAAAGAGGAAGTAATGGACGAAGATTACAGCCTCGAGCACATTGCTGGAATGCTTGGAGAATTAAAAGACCTTGTGTATAAGCTTGTTAAATCTGACGAAGAAGTACACGAAGAATTAGCGGAAGACGTGCAGCCCGACGACTTCGTAGATAAAGCAAACATCACAGACGAAGACAAGGAAGACAAAAAAGAAGCTATGGACATGAAAGAAATAATTAAGTCTGTGGCTGCAAGGGATAAACTAGCTGCTAAACTTTCAGAGCATGTAGGTACTTTTGATCATGCAGAAAAAACACTTGATGAAGTGGCAAAATACGGCGTTAATAAATTAAAATTAAACGCTAAAACAGGTCACGAAGTATCAGTGTTAGAAGGTTATCTAGCCGCAGCTAAAACCAACAGTGTTAAAGTTATTGCTGAAGACTCAGCAAAAAGCAAAAATAGCATAGACGCTTATATTTCAGCAATCAACGGAGGATGTTAATAATGGCTTTTCAATCAAATGTGTTTTTAAAATCGGGCTTAAGTGTCCCAGGTGAATTATACGCAGACGATCCAAAAAGATCACAATCGTATATTTTACAATCAAGCGACCCAGCATTTAATATTGTTGGTGCTACAGCTTATACCGTGTCTTTTGAAGGTATCGCGGCGGCAGGCGATCCAACAGCCGGAGCTGGCCCAGTTTTTGCAGGTTTCTTAGTATTGCCTAAATCTTATGCTTTGTTTGGCGCTAATGGTGCAGCTTTAGACCCAACTTTAGTTTTACCTAACGAAACACAAGCCGACCTACTAAGCATGGGTTCTATTGTTGTGACACTACCCGCGCCAGCGCAAATCGGCGATGTAGTTTTTTATAGTCAAGTTGATGGCTCATTAATAACACAACCTCAAGGATTAGGTGTGCCCCCAGGTTATAATTATGCTAATGCTTTTGTTAGCTATTACGAAGTTACAGCCCCAGGACTTG